TGTTTTCTCAATAATATCTGCACCAGTCTTTGGATCTTTTTTCTTCTTAACCTTTTTGACCTTGCGCATTTTTGCTGCATCAATAGGTCTAATTTCAACAACACCTTCTTTAGGATTTGCTTCATTAAGCACAAGATGATGATACATTCTACCGTCAATATACCAACGGCGGAAAATGTCATGACCTAGCTCTTTAAAGTTAAGCATACCATAAATCGTATCGAATTCTTCTTTAATTACTTTCTTAATTCTATCAGGAGCTTCAACATCTTCCATGTTAATATCAAGAGTTTGTTCTAATTCAGATCCTGTAATAGATTCATTTACAATATCTTCAATAGCCATGTCAACTTCTGGATGCATCGCATTACCACGATACTTCATAATGAGTTGATAGTTGTCTTTTGAATCGTCATCACCAAGATTGAGATACTGACCATAGTGGGAACCGGATGCGGTTGCGTAACTACCACCTTCGTCATCTCGTGGCGGAACTATTGAAGGAGCTTTATCTTCTTCCTTCTTTTTGGCGCGTTTAATTTCAAAGCCAAATAATTTAATGCCGTCTTGTCCAGATTGTTCTGCCATATTAAAATCCTTAAACTAGAAATAGGAGCCGAGAGAACCCGGCTCCTTACTATTTATTTAGTCTGTAGTGTTAGACTCAAAGTACTGATATGCCCAAGTACAAGTGAATCTTTCAATATTATCATTGTCAGCATATGATAGCGCAATTTCTGACAAGTCTTGAGGATATGCACCACGGAAGGTGTAAGTCTTTAAGACGTCTCCGTTACGATCAAGTTGATCAACTTTAAGATCTGCTTCGTATGCAATTGGCGTGGTCAGACCTGTATTTGCAGAATGTGCATTAATACCATTCATCCAACGCTCAATTGAATCTCGAATTGCAAAATCAGTATCGTTAATGATAGTAGTTGTCCATTCAGCGAATGTACGATCACCAGCCATCTTTAGGATTCTTCCACGGAAGAATACTGGAATGATACCGAAGGTTGACCCTGGCAATGCAGCTGCTTCCACCAAGAACGATGTAAGTTCTGCATCTCCATTTGCAAATCCGGGATAGTTAATTGTTACTTTAAAGAGGTTAGGACGAGCACCGCCGCCTCTCAGTTTTGACTTAAAGTCATCTACTCCGAGAATAGCCATTGTTCGTTATCTCCTTAAACTGTGCCAACAACTTCTTCGAAGTCAACACCTGTTCTTACGGCTACGAAATTCAGAGTTACGTAGTTAATTGAACGTGCTGGCTTGATGAAGACGTTTGCGATGAATTCATTGCGATCTACAATAGCAGGAGTGTTATTAGTTTCATCACATATGACTCTAAAGTCTGTGATTCCACGTCTACCCTGTACTTCACGAAGCACAGGCTCTACAATATTAACAAATTCTGCGCGAGTAAACTCATCATTGAATTCGAATAATACCTGTTGAGCGGCTCTACCGATTGCTCTTTCAAGAATAAGGAATAGACGACGTACGTTAACGCGATCGAATGCTGAAGGACGTCCTAGCATTGTCTTATCTCCGTAAAGAAGTGTTCCTTGTCCTGGGATGTTAGCGACTGGGTTAACATCAATTTTGTACAGCTGATCTCTTTGTGACTTGTTTGGTGTATATGCCAAACCAGTAATTCCAAGATACTGACCTCGTCTTGAGCCTGCTGGTGAGAACCATGGAGCTCTATTAAGATCTGTGGCTGCACAAATACCTGCAGTTGAAGACGCTGCCGGAATATGAATGTAACCGTCGTTGTACTTGTCGTAGACTTTTAAGAAGTTATTATCTGCAACAAGATACGATGAGTTAGTATATGCATTTGCAGTTGCAATTACGTTAGTTGTAATATCTGCTGCGCTTGTCAAGTTTACTACGTCATCTCTTGCAGGTGATGCACATACAATACAATCCTTGCGAAGTGATTGTGCTGTTGTGACCAAATCATTAACGATTGTGGCTTGATCAGTGCTGTTAGTCATGCTTGGTGAAATTAGAAAATCAATTTCTACCTGATCTTTATCTTCAAAGAGATCATGACCACGAAGCACATCTGATACGCCTAGTGCACCTGAATTTGAGCCTTTAAGTAGACTATGATCAACAACAGCTGGAGTTCCCATGGAGAAATTATCTCCACTATCAATTTCTGTTGATGCTCCTGCTGCACTGTAGGCGGAATCCCATGCCACCATGTTAACATATTCTGAGCGCTCATTAATAATATCCAAAGCGTAGTTTGTAGTTCCATCTGGATTTTTTGCGTCTGATGCAACTGATACAAATGGATATGTTTCTAGAACAGTACCTTTAGTTCCAGTAAACTTACCATCTTGATCAACGACAACTATATGAATTTCATCATTTGATGCGTTACGATCTGCTGCATAATCAGATGTTGATGGAGCTTTATCAAAATTATCCTTATATGACCACGCATTAAACTGTGTAGCATCTGAAGGACAAATTTGAACTTGTAGCGAATTGCCAAGCGCGCCTGGATATTTGCCAATAATTGTGTGTGAATCTGAATCTAATCCGGATCTTTGTGCATCAAAATCTGCATCGTTCTTGACAAACTCTGTAGGAAGTGTACCATCACTATCCGTTCCGAGTTGACCAATTGGTGAACGTGCATTTTTGGCTGCAGTTGTTGCTTCCCTCACTACTTGTAGGTTACTTGAATAACGCAAGAAGTATTGAGCCGAATGGAAGTCAACAGTTGACGCTGAGTCTGGTGTCGCAAATGTATCAACAAGAGTTGCCTCATTGTCTACTAATACTCTTTGTGCGACAGGCCCCCAGCGGAAATTACCTGTGATTGCGCCAGTAGTTGACTGTACGTTTGGAACGCCACCAGTCAGATCTATCTCTTTGACAACAACCGCAGGGCTTTCTGACGGTGTACCTAATGCCATTTTGGTTCTTCCTTTTTAATGATATGTTAACATAATACGGTTGTTTTCAATATTTGCTATTATTTATAATATTATAAGTCTCTGTCAAATACACCATCATGACCTGCTAAGTCAGGATCGAAGTCTTTAATTTGCCAAGTATCTTTTTCTTGACCTTCTAAAACATCCATATGCGCTTGACCATCATCAATAAATCCAAACGGTACCATATCATCTTCAATTTGTTTCATCTTATTCTTAAATAACATTTCTTTTAAATTAATATCTGTCATATCACCAAAATATTGTGTAGATGCAAAATAACCAAACATTACCAAATTCATCATAAGATCGTCATGATTGCCGTCTGATGCCTCGTATGATTGACCTCTAGCTTCAAAAGTAGAAATTTCAAGTATTGTAGTATCATCAACAATACTAAGTTTATTATTTTCTAAAATGTCTTTAATTGCTGAACAGCCGAGTCTTTTTGTTTTTCTTGTTATTTCGATACCAATTGCATTTGCTTTAATTGCAGATTCAACGTGCACATTTTCATATTCTAAATCATGATATAAACCATTACAAACTACAGTACCTTGATCATTTGATTCAATTACAACATATGCATTGTTGTAGGATTTCGCGTACTTATATATAATATTAGGGAAGAGTAAAGGAGAGATAGTGTTGTTCCGATAAACAGCAACCTGTGCAAACGGGCGAACGCTAATATCGATTAAATTAAAAGTAGAATAATCCTGTCCTCTTCCCTTACTTACATCTACTGTCATGATATAATCATGTTTTTCAGTAGGTTTACTATATACTTTGAGATCGCCATTCTCAAGTGTTTCGATATAAGGTTTTGCCCGAAAGCCTAATAAGGTTTCGGCATTAATAAGTGTATCACCTGTTCCGAAAAATGTATTACCAAATTCTTGGTCAAATTGCAATTGACTTGTATTAGCAATAGTTTCTTTTTTCCAGTTTTCATCACGACCCGGTACATCCCACCAATCTACGCGGAATGAAATAAATTCGTTTATTGTCTGAACTGCTCCTTCCCATATTTTATGGAACTGATTACCAATACCATTTGCAGTAGACGTAATAATAACTTTTGTATCTCTACCGGCAGATACAACAGGATATGTTGATGTATAAAATTCTGATGCTCTTTCTACAAAGGCAAACTCATCTAGATAAAGAAGGTTAACAGACATACCTCGAATAGAGCTACCGGAAGTAGCAGCAGCAATTATTCGCGAATTGTTACTAAACTCTAATGAACCTTTGTTAAGCGCCTTTGAACCCGGTTGTAAAAAGAACGGAATGTTTTCCAACATAAGCGTGATACGAGATAGCATTTCCCGAGCAGTCGCCCCTTTGTTCGCAAGAACCGCAATTGTTTTTTCCGGGTGAAAGATTGCATACCAGAGGAGATACGCACATGCCGAGATTGATTTTCCTGATTGACGGCAAGCCAAAACGATTGAGAAACGATGCTCATTAAAGTGTCCAAACATTTGCTTCTGATATGGATATAGCTTAAACGGAACTAAACCATCATCAAGTGATATAACCTTTACGTATTCTTCTGCAAAGTAAATAGGATCATCCATACACCTTTTGTATTCATGTAATAATTCTGGAGTCCAAACTTGAAGAACACCATCACGCTTTACATTAGAATTTCCTAGGTATGAATCATTTTGTTGTAGTGACATTAACTAGTTTTTCATCTTCGCTTGACATCATTTTCTGTAAATCAGTTGTAGTTAAATATAAATTATTTGTAGTTTGATTTGCTAACTGAGGTTTATCATCCTCTTTATTAATGTCTTTTTGTTTTTTATTCAAATCCATTAATTTATCATTTACGTCTGATATATTCTTAATCATACCAGAAAGTACTTCGTATGCCCTTGGATGCTCTGATTGTCGAGCAACTTCAATCATATCTTCTAATGATTCTCTGCCTTTTTCTATAAGATCATAGTAAGTTTGACGAGAGTAATCATAATCAGATTTTACATTTTCATCATCAGACATAATTAATTTATCCTGAGCTATCAGTATTTAAAGGGTTCGGTGCCCCTGCTATAGCACCAAAATCTCCATTTAATGCTAGACTATGTAATTGTCTGCTATGTAACGCACCATCACTCGCACTAGAAGTAAATCTAACGGTTTCTCCAATATGATTGAAAAGTACATCCATATTAATATTAGTTTCTGATGAATCAGACCATTGCAAATTACTTACGTTTGACCATGTCATGCTCATTTTCTATATCTCCTTTAAGCTATTCTAACAAAT